CTCGTGCTTGCACGCGCCAGACAACTGGTGTCTCTATTCAATTATCCCGGACTAGCGCCCGGGTGAATCAAAGGAGCTAATCGCATTATGGTCACGACGCCGAATTCAACGAGGAAGGTGACAGATATTCTGTCGCCTATCCGAGTCTATTCGTCTGGAGGGGCGTTAACTTTTACGAGCCCTAAAAGCTCGTATGCCCTAACAGAAAAACGTCTTTCAAGTGGCCATCCCATCCCCAAAAACGGGGGTGGGTGGAGTGGTGATATAGGTGGTCCGTTTTATCATTACAAACAGACCGTCACCACGAGTGGCAGTAATGTTTCCATTATTGTCCCAAGTGGTGCCAACAAAGGGCAACGCTTATCTGGAATGTTTGTGCCAGAAAATGGTACGGGCATCCAGAACCGTGCGAACGGTGTTGGTATAACTGAACCGAGTAATACGGTTCTCAACGCCGAAGGTACGACTTGCATTGCTCAATGTAACCCTGACAATCCTTCTTTCGGACTCGCTGCATTTTTAGGCGAGGCACACGAGGGTTTCCCCAAATTATGTGGGACCGACTTCTTTAAGAGTCGGGCCTCCCATTTTAAGAACTTGGGAGGCGAATACCTGAATGTGAAGTTTGGCTGGCAACCTTTTGTCAGCGACTTAAAGAAGGCCGCGCACGCTGTAACACACAGCCACGAGGTCATCCATAAGTACCAAGAACAATCTGGTAAACTTATCCGTAGGAGGTTTGCACTCCCTTCAACTGCGACTTCCAGCAGCTCTGTCTTGAGTACTGTCGCGACCCCAGGTGGGCCGATGGCAATACCAGGACAATTTGCTGGACCAGGTCATTGTACGTACACCGTGGATCATTCCACGGAGGTCCGGGCTTGGTTTTCCGGTGCCTTCACGGTCTATTTAGACCCAGGTACGACACAAATGGGAAAGCTCGAACGACATTATCAAGAGGCTCAACACCTTCTTGGTGTCGGATTAACCCCCGACGTCGTTTGGGAACTGACCCCCTGGAGCTGGCTCGCCGACTGGTACACGAATATTGGTGATGTAATGACCAACGTTCGTGCATTTTGTTTCGACGGGATGGTTATGCCATATGGTTACATTATGCACGAGACAAAGACTGTTGACACCTACAGTATGCAGGGGTCAAATATATTTGTCGATGGCTCGGGCTATAATGGATCATTGCGGGTGGAATCTAAGATGCAAAACCGCCTGCAAGCTAACCCCTTTGGTTTTGGGTTGACGAAAGCTAACCTTAGCGCTCGTCAAATTGCTATCCTTGCGGCATTAGGATTAGTCCTTTTGCTTTAGGGAGTAACAACTTCCATGGCCCACCGGAATTCCTCCGGTGCGTCTGCAATCCATTTATTCCTACTATGGAATACACACGAAAGAGTAATGCTATGGCACTTGCCGACCCGCAGTCAATGACGATCAATACGGTCGCCACCTCGTTTCCTCGAATCTCTCAGGGCAATGGCTCTGGGAGCTTCAGGACAGCGGATGGCGTTTACCAGGTTGACGTTAACCATATTTATGGAAAGCGTAACCGGACGCAATTTCGTCTGACTCAGACGAAGACAGCTTCAGATGTGTTGGTTCCAGCCAATAACGTCATTGCATCAGCTTCCGTCATTGTGACGGTTGATGCTCCGAGGTATGGCTTCACCAACACTGAACTGAAGTACCTCGCGGATGCCACCTCGGCATTCCTCGCGGCGTCTTCTGGCGCAGTTGTCACCAAGCTTCTTGGTGGGGAGAGTTAACCCTTTTGGGTCTCTCCAGATTGCGCACGACGTTTCCGTAGGCCTTAGCGTTTACGCTGCGGTCAGCGGTGCTTATCTCGGCGGATTGCTCATTACTGGGCTGTTCGTCGAGATGGCACGTCGTCGTAACTCTCGGAAGAGAGATACGCGCTCTGAATTTTGCGGCTTTTGTAAAAGTCGGCATTAAATTTAGTGCTGTGGCTATGGACTCTTTAGCCCCTATATAAAGGAGCAAAGATGAAAAGCCTTATGTTGCTCTGGCGTGAGATCCTTCTTGATAGAGGGATCTGGTGCTGTGCAAGCACTGCTCGTGACATTAAAACTGCCACGAGTCGATTCGAAGAGGAAGGGCTGTCGTTTTTCACGATAACCCTACCGGATTTTGCAAAAGACTTTGAAAGAGGTCTAGCGCAAGGCCGGTCCGATCACTCATTGTGGAAAAGTTTTTCTTTCCACAAAGGTCTCCCACGATTTCTCGGGGGTTTCCTTGATCAAATCTTCGATCGTAGTACTGGAGTATTGCTCGACAATCCGAGCATCGATGCAATCTTTGCCGTACGCCAAATAACTATGGCGCTGGGCAAAATCGAGCTGGAATCGACTGAACGTCGACAAAGGCTCGCGATGCGAGGATATATCGAGTGTGAGCAGCAGGTTAAGGAGTTTGCGGATAACTTGTCGCAAGACAAACTCGACGAATTTTCGTCTTTCGCTCTCTCCCTTTGGTCACTGCCCTTCAATGAGGTTGAACAAGCAATTTACAATCTCACGGTAGTGCCAAAGCACGGCCCTGGTAAAACTGTTGATCGACTTTCTGGAAATCAGAAGTACAGTCAACTTGAGTGGACCCAGCGTTTGGAAGACGTGTTCCCAGCTGGCGATTTTATTATCGCTAATTGGGGTTACAAGCACGTCTTTGACTGTGTGAAACTGCTCGAACCTGACGCAGAACGACCCGTTAAGGTGACTTCTGTGCCTAAAACGATGAAAACACCTCGAATAATAGCAATTGAGCCCACATGCATACAATATATGCAGCAAGCGATTGCGCTAGAGTTCGTGAGAGTTCTCGAAGAGGATCATTACCTCTCCCCTCTAATCGGATTTTCAGACCAAGAGGCTAACCGCCAAATGGCCCGTCATGGGTCGCGTTCAAGCGACTTAGCGACACTAGATCTTAGTGAAGCATCCGATCGTGTTTCATGGCGCCTTGTACAGGCCTTGTTTCGTTATCACCCCAATATTGCAAAAGGGGTTGACGCGACGAGGTCTAGAATGGCGTTCGTACGAGGTCATGGGGTAATACCCCTAGCCAAGTACGCGTCTATGGGTTCAGGTCTTTGCTTTCCCATTGAGGCGATGGTCTTTTTGACTATCGTCATGATGGTTCTTTGTAGAGATCTCAATCTCCCGTTAACCACGGACTTATTGAAAGCTGTCCGTGGAAAGGTGCGCGTCTACGGTGACGATATCATCGTTCCCGTGGAAATTGCACGATCCGTGGCTCGAGAACTGGAAGCCTATGGGCTGAAGGTTAACTCGAACAAGTCTTTCTGGACTGGAAAGTTCAGAGAGTCTTGTGGCGGCGATTATTACGACGGAGAGGACGTTACAGTTGTCCGTATCCGTTCAAAATTGCCGACGTCGCGGAGGGATGTAGACGAGATTTGCTCTTTAGTGGCCACCAGGAACCAATTTTATAACCTTGGTCTCTGGCGGGTCACGGCATATATGGATAAGATTATACGAAAGTATATTCCCTTTCCTCGTGTGTTGGATGAATCCGTCATTATTGGCAGGACCAGCGTATTCGGCTATCAAGTCGATTATGCTGACACAGACACCTTTATGCCATTGGTACGAGGTGCCGTACGTCGTGACGTTTTACCGGAGAACCCGGCGAACGATCACGCTGCCATGATAAAGATGCTGTTAATCTTGGCTCGCCGCGAGGCGGCCCAAGAGAGGAGAGATAAAAATCTCCCGGATGACTATCTGGACTTAATGTATCCAGTTGAACAATCCGCAGAACATCTTTTACGTTCTGGGCGTCCGCAATCCGCCAGCATCAAGATTGCCTACTCTCAACCCTTTTGACAAGATTTCTATTTGTCCTCTGAGAAGTGAGTAGTGGAGACCAACGAGATTAAATCTTGTTGGTGGGGAGCTACGTGTCTCTAGGGGCACGCCCCTGGGGAGACAAAGAACTCCTCCTTGCCGCCAACGCGCTGTGTTCACACGCGCGTTGGGTCCCGGCCGGGGGAGTGCGCTTTGCAGTGCACTCCCCCACTCCAAAAAAAA